AGGCCAATGCTTGAAATGTGTCTTCATTGGCACTGTGCTTGACCATTTCCGTCCAAGCAGTGTTCAGTGTAGTGGTAGCAGTGCCCATGGCTGTGATGGCTGTGCCAATGGCGGCATCAGCGGCTGTGATCAATACCACCAAGGCCGAATTATAACTGGCATAGGGGTTTCCGGCATTGTACGGTGCTGGAAGAGCGATTGCACCCGGCAACCCATACACATCAGTGATGAGATTTTTCATGTAAGAATATATGGTGTTGAGAGTGGTCAGTGTACCAGCGGTGAGTTGTGCGTTGATGGTTGAAGTAATTGTGGCAAGGTCATTGTTGTAAGGAATACCAGCTGCTGATCCAAAAAAGTCTGTGATTAGAAATGTACCGCTGGGACCTGAACCTAGAGCCAGGTTGGTGGCATAATAACTGGCCACATCGGCTGGCACCGGCGTGGGGGTATTTGCAGCCAAAGGCAAATTGCCCAATGTGGTAACTTTGTTTCCATATGCCGCATTGGCGGCTGCTGTTTGTGATATGGTCATTGTAATATTACTGCCAGCGCAGCCGGTGTGGTGTTACGAAGCCCATTTATCTGTTGCAGTGCAATTTGCAAAGCACGATTGGCAGCAGCCTGTGCAGATGGCATGATCTTGGCCATTTGATCACAGCCCACAACCACCACGGTGCCTGAATTCAAAGTGGGCTCAATGATTGAATTTACATCGCCTTGACTGTCATATATCAGCTCTAGGCCAGAAGGTGTGGGCAAAGTCAATGTGCTAAAACTATTGGGGAAAATTTTAACTGGATTCAACAGCTCACACATGGTGGTTATATTGGGAGTGGTTATGTTCATGGTGTCCAGTACTTCTTGTAAACATGCACCAGCCACATTACACATGCCTTGATATGCCAGACGTTGCAGACTGTCAAATTCGTTTTCTGTCAATGCACCTGGTCTGCTTTCTGTGAATGACACCGCGCCACGCGGCAAGGCAGCATTTTTCAATCTACTGACCACCTGCAAAGTTGTGGCATTTGGTGATACTTGGTTGTACAAACTGGGGCGATTGTTGTTCACAAGGTCAGCAATGTTTTGATCCGACAATCCAGTTTCACGCAGTTTTGTTTGAACACATGGCAGTGTGCCGTTGGTCATGTTGCCGGCTCGAGCCAATTGTTGCAACACCGAGGCTGGTGTGCCAAAATTTTCCACAGCAGAAAAATCAATAAGCTCGCCAGTGGCTGCTAGATCTGCACCAAATGCTGCTAGATTGGTTGTGACTCTGGTAATACCAGCAGTAATCAAGTCATTCATGTTGGTAAATGTCTGTCCCACCCAGTTGTTGCCGTTGGCATTCACAGCACTCAAAATAATTTGGTTGGTCAAGCTGACATATCCTTGAGCTGCACCAAATGCCTGTGCAAATTTACCAAAGTCACCTGAACCAAGATAGGTGCTGGCCGCTGTGGTTATTGTGGTAGCATAACCTGCGTTGCCCACAGTCCATGACACATTGCTGGGCACACTGTCTCCCAGCGCAGGACAATAGTTGCCTGCAACATTGGCACCCAAAGTTTTGAGATTGGCTATTGTTCCTGCACTAATGCCGAGACTGACATTGCTGGTGGCTAGACCAATGGTATATATCAGATTGGCTATGGGTGCTAGAGCATTGTAACTGGCAATGCTATTGGCCAACACAGTGTTGGCAGTGATAGCATTGCCTGAATAAAATCCCACGCCTGCTGTGAGTTGTAGTGGTGTTGCTGTTGATTCTGCCATTATCCTGCCCTTACATCACCACTGCCGGCCACACGACTGTGTCCGCAGGTGTCCGCATCTCCGTTGCGTATCACTGGTCTTCCGCCAGCACGAACTGAACCTGAACCGCCCGAAGTCACTGCAGAACAATGAATGCCGCAGCCAGGCTGCCCGCAGCAAGGGTGAGGTGAAACTGAGATTCCTGGTACAACAATGGGACGACCGTTTACACGCACAGAAGCCACACCCGAAGTGTTTACACCACCTGAGCCATTTGGATCGCCTTGTCGTTGTACTGCTGGCATGTTATCCCATTAAGATTTTACTGCGCACAGGTTTGATACCTGTTGTGGCTTCCAAATAACTGTCTCCAACGTCTTCACGCACAGGAGCAATCATGGCCACGCTAGATATATTTACCGTGACTTCTTCCTCAGGATCTGCGGTGAACAAACTGTTCATCAACTGTATGCCTTGCTGTCCAGGTACCACTGCCACAGGCTTGCTCAGCGTGTAAGTACTGCTGTTGAATCCTGTGATTTTTGCCACTATCTCTTCACCATAACCCATGCGCATGGTGTATGTTTTTCCTATTTCAACACTCATTCTAGTTCCTTTTTAACTATTGCCAACTGATAATTTACCAAGCCCAATTTGAGCCTGTGATAAAACATGTTTACGAATGCGTCAATGCTTTGTTTGCAACGACCCAAATAGTGCTGGTCATCTTCCCACAAGTAGTCATCAAACAGCATGACGCCTCCGGGGCGCAACAATCCAAAACACATCACAGCGTCTGCCAAGGCATCATCTGCATTGTGACTGCCATCTACATAGATGAAGTCATACTGTCTCCGGTCCACAATGAGCTGTGCTAGGGCAGGAAAACTCATGTCAGCGTAGACTTCCACAGTTTGTCCAGGCTTCTTAACTTCTGCAGTGTTGGCACGAAAGATTTGTTCAATGCTGCGATCTTCTGGTATGCTATCATAACTGAATGCTGTCACAGGACGATCCGCAAATGGATCAACACAGGTAATGGTGCCTGTGTCACTAAGCATGTTCGCCAACATCCAGCAGGTGCTACGGCCTTCGTGGCTGCCTATTTCTAATATGCTGTCAACTGTTTTTTGTTTTTGTAAGTAGTTGGTGATGTAATCAAAGTTGACTAGTGCATTGCTGAACCAGTCGGATGTGAATTGTGGCATTACATCAACCTTTGGCGCAGTTCCTGAAATCCGCCCACATATTCTTCATCCAAGAAAATCTGTGGCACTGATCGTGCTGTGGGCACTGACTCCAACAGTTGCTCACGTGTCCAGTCTTGACTGATGTTGCGCACTTCATACTCGATGCCTTTCATTTCCAACAGGCTTTTGGCTTGTTCGCAGAAGGCGCATTGGTCCTTGGACCATACTATGGCTTTCATTTTGTTTTCCTTTTGGGCTCTACTTTAATAATGCATGGTGAATCAATACGATCCGACATGGCTTTGACACTGTCTGCCCAGGCATGCATCTTAACTGACAACCAATCTAAAAATTGCACTCGTAAGCAGCGATTCTTTTCTTCAATCCGTTCAAACTTTTGCATCACGTTGCGAATGTTCTGAAAGTCTTCAGAATCTCTTATTGGAATATTGGGTTTGTACATTTTTTTCCTTTTATAAATTTGGTAATTCGTCGTAGTCTAGTTGATCTGACATTACGCCGATAACATAGTTAGTTGATTCATTCTCTTGCAGTGCAGTTTGTTTCTTGCTGGTGTCCACATGCTTCATGAACCAAGGAATTGGTGTGCTTCTAGGTGCAGACTCCAAGTACTTGACGCCAATCTCTTTGAGTGCGCCTACTGCTGTGTAGTCCACAAAGTCTTTGAGGATGTTGGCATTGAGGCCAATTACAGGACCTTTCTGGAACAAATAGTCTGCCCAGGCTTTTTCTTCACGGATCACATCCAGGTACATTTGGTAAACTTCGGTTTCACATTCTACTTTGGCTTGTGCGAAACGTGAGTCCTCTTTGACCACTTGATTGATGATCCAAGCAGTCCAGTCTTTGTGCAGAATTTCATCTTGCAGGATCAGGCTGATGATGTTGCCGTTGCCAATAAAGATGCGATTCTCTACCATGGCAAGACTTGTGGCAAATGAAACCATAAAGCGGAATGCCTCTAGTGCATAACTGGCATTAGTGCTAACCAAATTGCCTTGATATGTTCTTGTTCAAGAACCATACCTGTCATTTCACTGCTGAGTTCTTTGTGGCAATTTATTCTGTGTAGTTCGTCGTAGTACCGGCCCACACTTGATGCCATGTCCACAATCTCTTGTGTGTCGTGAATGGTGTTGAACACATCCTTGGGCACGTTGTAGATGTTGCGAATGATATGACTGTAACTTCTTGAGTGAATGTTGGTTTCAAAGAAACTCCAGTTGTACATTAGAGCTTCCAGTTCAGGAATGCCCACAACAGGAGTAAACACCTGTGCTGGTCCACGACCTTGTAATGAATCCAGTGCTGTTTGTCTTAGCAAGTTGCTGGTAAAGATATGCTTGACAGTGTCATTGGATTCTTTAAAGTCGTTGGCATCTTTGGTGAGTGAAACTTCTTCAGGTATCCAAAAGAAGCCACGGGCCTCTTGTTCAAACTTTACAAGTTTGTTGTACTTGACTTCTTCAAAGCGTTGGATTGTGACAGGTCCTGCTGGGTCCAAAAACATCTTGCGATGCAGGTAATCTGTTTTGGTGGCTAGATTGTATTGTGCTTGGCTCATAGTTTGCAACTTTCGCAGTCTTCCACATCATCAAAGTCAATGACTTCCAAGGGTGCGTCTTCTTTGGCGGCCTTGGCACCTTGCTTGTTGATTAGACTGTAATAAAATGTCTTAATACCCCAATGATGTGCTTGCATTAGATTTCGAGCAATCAAAGTGGTAGGTACTTTGCGATCAGCAAAGTGTGCGGGATTGTAGAATGTATTAGTGCTGATACTCTGGTCAATGTATGCAGCCAACACAGCGGCTGTTTTCAAATAGCCAATGCAGTCTTGTTGTTGCCACATCAGTTGATATTTGTTTTTTAGTCTATGGTATTCAGGCACAACTTGCGTCAAACTACCTGCTTTAGATTCTTTAACTGAAATCAAGCTCATGGGCATTTCGATACCATTGGTTGAGTTGATAACAACTGAGCTTGACTCTACAGGTGCCACAGCCATCAGTGTGGCGTTTCGAACTCCGTATGCTCGCATGTTGCCACGCAGGGTATTCCAATCCAATCCAGGATCAGGTGTGAAGTCTGTGAGTTCGTTCACGCCCTTGGCACGTAGTTCCCAAGGAAACACACCTTGTCCATAGCGTGTCTTATCGCTGTCTTTGCAACAACCACGTTCTTTGGCCAGTTCAACTGTGGCTTCTGTTAGGTAGTAGGCTTGATGTTCCATCCACGTCTTGACTTCAGCCAAGGCGTCTCGTTCTCCGTATTTGAGACTGCGTTTGGCGTGCCAGTAGGCGAGGTTGGTGATGCCAATGCCCAAGGGCTGGATCTCGTCGTTGCTGAGTTGAGACTGGATGGAGAGAAAGTCTTGATAGTCAAGAATGTTACACAGGCTACGCTGAAGTATACGGCAAGCACGGCGCATGTCTTCTGGATTACGGAACGCACCCCAGTTGATTGAGCCCAGTGTGCAAAGAGCGATACGACCATCACGGTCATCCAGACGTTTAAAGGGTTTAGTAGGAAGAAGTATTTCACAGCAAAGATTACTCTGGTAAATGGTATGATATTCAGGATTGAATGGACCTTGGTTCATCACATTGTCAATGAACACAAGATAAATGCGTCCGGTGTCAGTGCGCTCTTTTAAAATGCCTGACTTGAACACTTCTTCTGCAGCCATTGTTTTCTTACGCAAGGCACTGTCTTTTTCGTACTTGACATATAATTCTTCAAACAATTCTGTGTTGCTATAAAAGGCTTCGTACAGATCAGGCACTTGGTTGGGATCAAAGAATGTGATGTTTTCTCGGTTCTTGAATCGTCTCCAGAAGAATGCACTCAGCACCACACCGTAGTCCATGTGTCGTACACGAGTTTCTTCTGTGCCTTGATTGTTCTTTAGAACAATAAGATCATCGAATTGCAAATGCCATATGGGATAGAACACAGTAGCACTGGCATTGCGAATACCACCTTGACTACAACTACGCAAATCACCAAACCATTTCTTCAGGAATGGAATCATTCCTGTGTGCATGATTTCGCCACCGCGAATGGGTGAACCTAGTGGGCGTAGTCGACCAATCTCTAAACCAATGCCAGCACGTTTGCTGGCATACTTGGCCATCATCTCACCGCTGGCAAATATACTATCGAGGTCATCATCGGATCGGATAAGAACACAACTGCTAAATTGCTTAGTAGGAGTACCAAGACCAGCAAGCACAGGAGTTGCCAAGGTAAAGAGTCCATCACTTGCCGCAGTGTAATATTCTTTAATATATCGCATGCGGGCTGTATTAGGTTCTTCCTTATGGAAAACTGTGGCCGCTGCCACCATGTATCTAACTTGCGGAGTTTCATATGTCTGTCCTGTGCTACGATTTTTTACTAGATATTTCTCGATCAACTGTTCTACTGCGGCATAACTGTATGACTCATCTTTGGCATGATCAATCATGTC